AAGCTCAAGGGGAATGGAAGACCAAGTACGAGCAGTTGGAAAGCAAGATGACGAACATCGCAATTGACACAGCATTGTCTGATGCAGCGAAAGCAGCAAAGGCCAAGGATGTCAAAGCAGTTATGAAACTTGTTGACCGCAGCACTATTGTCGTGAAGGACGGTGTGGTGGATACCAAAGCCGTGGAAGCAGCAGTTGGTGCAGCTAAGAAAGAATTTGGATTGCTATTTGAAGCAGTTGAACTACCCCCAACAGGTAGAGCAACGGAAGGTGATGTCACCTCGGGCTTTCAAAAGGAAATCCGCGCAGCTAAGTCACTGAAAGAAATTGATGAAGTGATGAAGCGTTACAACAAATAAAAAGGAAAATTAATCATGACAGCATTCACAGCAAATATGACTGGTACACCCCAGCTCGACGACAGCATCGTTACCGCGTTTGACCAAGGTTTCTTGGTTGAAGCCGCACAAGCTAACGTAATGGACCAGTTCGCTTCTCTCGCAACAGTAGTTAGCGGAACTTATCAGATCCCTCGCTACGCTCAACTCGCTCTTGCCACAACTCCATTGACCGAAGATACAGATCCTGATTCCGAAGCAATGGTAGACAGCAAGGTTGTATTCACACCAGCTGAACACGGTAAGGTCGTAACAAAGACATTGCTCGCTTCGTTGCAAACAGGCGGAAAGGCTGACTTGGCTGCTGCTAAGTTGGTAGGTATCAACGTAGGCCGCACATTGAACAAGTTGGCTACCCTAGCACTTGACGCATCCAGCAACGTTCGTATCGTTGGTGGCATTGCTGAAGGTTCCCTAGCAGCAACCGACGTAATGAGCAAGACAGAAATCAACCGCGCATACAACCGCTTGGCTCGTCTATCGACACCAATGATTGGTGATATGTATGTTGCAGTCGCACACGAAGACGTAATGTCCGACGTTCGTGCCGGCGCAACAGCTGGTGACTGGATTGACGTATCGAAGTACGCTGATCCTGCTTCTGTTCTACGCAACGAATTGGCCTCCTATGGTGGCTTCCGTTGGGTTCGTAACAACGACTCGACATTCGCTGACCAGTCCGGTGCTGGCACAGTGGACGTCTACAACAGCTACTTCATCGGCTTCAACGCCCTTGGTAAGGCTCAAAGCAAGGCTCCTGGTCTGACATTCACATCGACAGACAAGCTAGGCCGCTTCATCAACGTAGGTTGGTTGGGCGTTCTTCAGTACAAGATTGTTGAGTCTGACGCAGTTCAAGTGGTTCGTTCCGCTACAACATACGGCGCAAACTAATCAGTTCATAACTGAAACACAAGGGCTCTTCGGAGCCCTTTCTTATGGGCGTTTCGTTGTCATAAATAGCTGCATACCTAAAGGAATGCAGATGCTACGCATGTTCGAATTTCGCTGCCCAGTATGCGGCGAGTACCACGAGAAATTAGTTAACGACCCGGTCGAAGACGCACCCCAGTGCAGTCAAGGCCACGGCAAGACTGCAAAGATTATCAGCACGCCAGCAATCAAATTCAAAAACGGCCACGGAACTTACATGGGTCAATCAATGAGTATCGCTGGGCGCCCACTACCGGAGATTTAAGCAATGGCTATCACACTTACCGTTGGCACCAATACCTACGTATCACTTGAGGATGCCGATGCTTATCACACAGCATACGCAAACACAGATTGGGCAGGCACTGACGAACTAAAGAAACAAGCACTCGTCCTAGCAACTCAATCCGTCGATCTTCTGTACGGCAGCAAGTATCTTGGCATCCTTGCAGATCAAGCCCAAGCACTGCTATTCCCAAGACAGAGTTTCTATGACAACGACGGACGCAACATTAGCGGCATTCCTACTTCGTTGAAGAACGCAGTATGCGAATTGGCAATGATGCAGCTGAATGATATTGACATCTTCCCAGTTGCAAGCACAGCAACAAACGTCAAGGACGAAACACTAAAGGTCGGTGGTATCAGTATTTCTACGACCAACTACCGTTCAAACGAAGGCGAAACATTTGATGGCTTTCGCAAGATAGACATACTGCTACGTCCAATCTTGAAAGCAGCTACAGGCAGCTGGAGATTCAAAGCATGATCGATTGGACAGGTTCCCAAGCAAGAGTAACTGCACTCATCAAGAAAGTAGGTTTCGAAGCCACGCTGATTAGGGCTGACGGAACTACTGCGAAGTCCTACGGCGTGTGGGACACGAGCACAAAGAACGACACGAATCCCGCAGCAGCAAAGGACACTGCAAACAAGAAGCAGATGTACCTAGCAGCCAGCAGCACAAAGATTCCCGTTCCAGGGGACTACATCAAACAGGGCAACGATCAATTTTTCATTGACGAAGTAGAAGCATACCGCCCAGCAACAATAACGCTGGCATATCGCGTGGTGGTTATCTAATGGCAAACGGCGATATCGGAAAGATCAAACTTGACCTGGGCACCAAGCTCCGCAACGTCAAGAAGGAATTCGCAGCAGAGTTCCTTGATCGTCTACGTGACAAGACACCTGTCCGCACTGGCGCACTGCAAGACGGATGGGGACAAACACAGAAGGCCGAAGGTATCGAGATATGGAACGTTGAACCCTATGCTGCATTCGTTAACAACGGAACTGCATATCAGCGCCCACAACGTATGGTTGAAAGAACCATAGCGGAGTCCGACATCATTATGGAAATTGCCGTACAGAAGGCTGGATTGAAGAAGTAAGGATAAATATTCTAATGTCATACACAATCATTCAATCGCTGCTAGATACGCAACTGCAAACCGTAACGGGTTCCGTCTATGTTCAGCTTGAGAATACTCGCTACGAACCAAAGACAGGAACACCCTTTATTCGTCCTGCGTTCATGCCTGTTGAGTCCCAGCGTCTAACACATGAACGCGACTTAGCACAGGGCATCTATTCAGTAGACATCTTCTATCCAGCAGACAAAGGAACAGCAGCAGCATCAACAATGGCTGATGCAGTAAAGGCAGCCTTTGCACGCGGATTGGTTCTAACAAGTGGTTCCGTTATTGTCCACATAGCAATGAGCTATCGCTTACCAGCAAAGACATCAGATCAGTTCTACGGTTGTCCGGTTATCGTCAAGTGGGTTGTCGATTCCGCAAGGTAGTAATCATAAATAAGAAGCAGGGCATCGGTAGCATGCCATTACAAGAAAACAGGAGCATTTACCATGGCACAAGCTAAAGACGTACTACGCCAAATTTCGTACATCGCCGAAAGCACTTTTGGCACCACACCATCGACACCAGCAATGCTATTGCTTGATCGTGTTTCGTTCAAACCAAAGTGGCAAGCAGACAATATCAAAGACAACACCGTCAATGCATTCCGTCAAGTGACGTTTGGCAAGAACGGTAATCAGCAAGTCACAGCAGACGTAGAAGTAGTTCTTCGTCCAGACGACCACGATACATTGCTTGAAGCCTTAACAATGGGCACCTGGGCAACTAACGAATTGAAGGTTGGCACTGTTGCAACAGCAGTTCGTCGCTCGTTTGCAATCGAAGAAGGCTTTACTGACATGCCGCAGTATCGCATCTTCAACGGTATGGTCATTGACACAGGCAATATCAAGTTCGGAACAGACGGCCTTGTAATGGCTACATTCGGAATGATTGGTAAGTCAGAAGGTGCGTTCGCTGGTACGTCTGTTGATAGCTCACCTACAGCTGGTGCTGGCAAAGAAGGTTTCTTCCACAATGGCGGCACATTCACGATTGGTGGTTCTAGTGCTGCTGGATGGCTAACATCTTGGGAATTCAGCCTAAAGAACAACTACAAGCCATTCTTCACATTGGGCTCCACATACGCTGCTGATATTCCTTTCGAGAACGCAGAGATCACAGGTAAGGCAACTGGCGCTTTCGACAGCATTACTGAATACAACAAGTTCAAGGCTGGCACAACAAGCTCAATCCTTTCGACAGTATCTGTTGGTTCGAACTCGTTGACATTCAGCATGCCACAAATCCGCTACACAGACGTTCAAATCACAAGCGAAACAAATGCAGGCGTAACTTGCGAATTCACATTCGAAGCACAGTACAACGCAGCAGCTGGCACATCGCTTCTGATCACTCGCGCTTGATAGGGGACATTGATGGATATCAAGAAGCTACAGCCGCAAGTCACTAAGTTAGAAATATTGAACCCTGCAGATGACAGCCCCACTGGGGTTGTCTTCTCCCTGATTGGACAAGACACAAAGCAGTTTCGTGACTTGGACCGCAAGTCCGATAAGCAAATGGTACTCAAGGCAATGCGCGGCGAATGCACCCCTGCCGAAATGGAAAAGCTAGAGAAGCAAGATGCTGAACTTGCAGCCGTTTGTATCGTTGGTTGGACAGGGCTAGAAGAGAACGGAGTTGAACTTCAGTACTCACCAGCTAAGGCAACCGAACTAATGGCCAATCCCGAGTTTGCTCTTATCAAGAAGCAGATTGTGGACTTCATTGGAGAGCGTAAGAACTTTTTTCGTCCTGCTGGGAAGCCAGCTTGAGTCCAGTGTTCGGCACTTAGTCCAATACCACGTTCCAAATAAAGACGGCGTAACGCTTGCAGAAACGCAACTGAAGTTCAGAGCGCAGAAAGAAGAGAGAGGCGTTTCAAAAGAAGAACTAGATGAGCAATTCAAAGACCTAGAGCCTCCAGCACTAATGGCTGAAGGCTTTTCTTTGATGCAA